TATAAGGTAGTAAGTAATGCCGCTGAATATGTAGCTATACACATTACGCGGAACGCCGTTGATACCAAATGCGCCAGAAATAAGAAGCGCAGCCCAACCACCGATTTTTTCCGGTACACCATCTACAAAACGCACCTTGTCCGCTGCGACATAATGCGGCGTAGCCTGCGGGGTCGTGTCGCTGCTAGGTGCTACACCGGCTTCAACCTCAATGGGGCGGAGGCTGTAGGTCATTCTATGCTAAAGTTCCAAACACAGCAAAGTAAACCAAGTCGCTGTCAGTACGAATGCCGGTATTAGTGTTAAAACTATCAATGACAAAACCGGTTGATGTTGGTGTGGTTCCTCTAGTGACTTGGGCAGTATTTGCGCTACCTAATGTTTGGCTACAGTTTATTGTAATCGCATAGTTTGCGCTTGCCATAGTACGTGATAGCACGACCGTATAAATACCAGCCGAATTACGGGTAACGCTTGTCACACCGTAGCTGGAAAGAACGCTCCCCGTGGTGCCGTTGAACGAGGCCCACGCCTTTGCTACGCCAGGGTGGTTGTGAAGTTGGTCAAGCGCAGCAACAAGGCTAGTACTACTGGCGCTTTCCGTCTCTGCTTTAGTGGCAAGCTCTACAATTCCTTGAACTGTGCTTGAAGCAACCCGTGCAGTCGTCACCATAGTCCCATCTTCATCAGGAAGCGTATAAGTACGGTTAGCAGTCAACGCTGCTGGCGCGGTAATAGTAGCGGTGTGTGAACCGTTATCCGTATCCTCGGCCAGAACCAAGCTACTAGGGCCTGCTGCATTGGCCGGAATTGCCAAGCTACGGTCAGTTACCGTAAGCGTGCGGGTGTTTCCAGCCGTGATGCCACTAACCTCAAACGCCAGCTTCTTGGTCGCATCAGCGTTGTCAACAATGCGGAACAAACTATCAGTTGGCTCAAGCCCACCGCCAGTCTTAATACCAGCAGCGGCCAATAAAGCATCAACCGATGTCCAGTTGGCATTAAGCTGGCCGCCCCACAAGTCCGCATCAATTGGATCATTAACCAGCGGGAGGTTAAAAGCATAGTTGGTGGTTGAGCCTGGCATCTGTTCTCTCCTCTATAAAATCTTGGGGGCCGTAGCCCCCGATAGGCTAACTAAGTGCGGCTACGTTGTAAACGCTGGTGTCGCCAGCCACAGCGCGCACAGTGATGCTCACGCCAGGGTTGACGGCGAACACATAGGGCGCCCCGCCAGGCGTACCGCCCACAGTGCGCAGGCCAAAGGCGTACACGCTGTTGACGTTGGCTTCTGGCATCGGCACAACCACCGAGGTAGCGCCGTTGGCGGTGAACTGGCGCGTAGTGCGGCCAATGTCTCCACGATTTAGTACAGTCATTTCATTTTCTCCTGTTAGTTGTAATATAAACCACCATGGCACGGGCGCGTGATGTCGTCCGTTTCAAGGTTGCCTGTAGCCAGCCGTTGGCGGGTTTGGCTTACAAGTCTGTTCAATTCCTCCTGCGCCTTGCGCTCGTATTCGCGGCCCATCTCCACATCGCTGCGGTAGTTGAGGTAGCACTCGGCCAGCGTGCGGTACTCAATCAGGCGCTCGGCGTAGTTGGTGAAGTCGTTGCTGTCGCTGTCTGCCGAAAGGTCGGCATAGCTGCGGTTGTAGTAAAGCCTGTAGGGATAGGCTTGGTCAGGTATAAAATAAAGCTGGATGCCTTGGTTGCGGTAGGTGAAAAAGCGCGGCAGCCCCGTGCCAGCGGCGTACATGCTGTCGTACTGCAGCGGGCTTACCTTCACCAGCGGGTAGCGCACGTTGCTCTGCTCCACCACCAGCGCGTTAGGCTCTAGGAAGTGGTTAAAATCAGCAGGAATTGGCACAACATCGCTACCAACCGTCAGTGTGCCCGTGGCGGTCGTCTCGTTGAACCACAGGTTCTGCGGCTCGTAAAAATCAATCACCGAGTTAATCTCGGCAGTCACCTGTGCCGCTGTGGGTTCCGCAATGGAACCCCCAGCGTCCACAAGTTTGGCTAACACGCGCCCCCGAATGGTTGCTAGTGTCGCCATATCACTTACGCCACGTTGTAGGTGTAGGTGATGATACCCGTCACAGTACCAGCGACTTCAATATTTTCACCAGCGGTGGTCAGGCTGATGTAGCCATCCCCAGCAGCGGTGAAGCTCGTGCCAGTCAGCAGGCCACCAGCGGTAGGCCATACAAGGCTACCAGCCGATTGGCCGATGGTGCTGTCGTTGACAAAGGCGTTCAGTACGTCAGCACCGCTTGCAGCGTTGTTGTCGTACATGTAGCCCACGTCCAACACCAGCGTAGTGGCGGTGTCCATGTCGGTGGCTACAATCGCCATGCTCAGCGGGGTAAACCCACGCTGAAAGCGAATGAGGCCACAGTTGGTGCCAGCCACAGTACCCGCAGGCAGCGTCAGCGTGAACTGCTCGGCAGTGACGCCTTGCGGTTCACCCTTAGCCTCAAACGGGTTAGCGGCGGTAGGTGCGAACAGAGTTGGTAAAGCCATTTCTGTATCCTTTCTTTAGCTTGTGTGAGCAGCGGCAAAGGTGCTGATGACGATAGAACCGAAGTCCTCGCCGTCGAACTGCACTTTTTTCACGCCGTAAATCATACGGCCTTCCACGCCCTTGATGTATTCGTAGTCTTTCAACTCCGTCTTGAACACCATGGGAGTGTTGCCGTTGTTGGCGTCTGTCAGCGCACCGCTAAAGCGACTGGCAAAGGCCAGCGCGTTGCGGCCACACAGTACAGCGCGGCGGGTGTTGGCTACGGCGCTGTTGTCGGCAGAGCTTTGGCCTTGTGGCACGCGGTCGCGGCTGTAGATGTTGACGTTGCCGTAGCGGCCCACGATGCCAGTGCTGTAGGCGCTGGTGTTTTGCAGCATCTCGTTGCTACCGCCTTGGGTGTTGGCCAGAGCGATTTGCAGCCACTGCACTTTGCCAGAGCTATCACGGCGCAGGTCGGTGATTTGGTGCGGGTGGAGGTACAGGTCAAACTCTTCGCCGTCCAGTTTTTCAATGGTCGGGTAGGTCGTTGCTGCACGCTCAATCGCGGCATCAATCAAGTCCAGCGTGAAGGTGTCAGCGCTGGTCAGCGACTGGTCGTTGGCACGGCCAGCGGCGCGAATGATGCGGTTGGCGCTAGGCGCGGCCACAGTGTTCAAGCCCTGCACGATGGTACGGGCGGCGCCGCTATACACAGTGCCGTCAACAGTCATCGTGGTGGAGTTAACACCAGCCAGTTGGTTGAACACCGAGGCGTCCAAGCGCGAGGCGTGCCACTTGCGCAGCATTTCGCGGCTGTTGCGCTCAAACTCTACGTTCGTGCGGGTTTGCTCAATGGTGTCATCGTTCGGGTTTGCAACCGCGTGGCGCACCACGTTCCAGCTCATGCTGAAGGCTTGCAGGTCAAGCGCTTCTTCGTTGCCAGTAATCGTGCCGCCTTCGGTTTGCCCTTGGCCAGTCAGCAAGCCAACATAGCTTACAGTGACCGTGTCACCCTTGCGTGCGTTGTCCAACTCGGAAGCACGCATAATCGTGCCGCGCCGAGCCATGTGGCCGAATGCAGTTGACTTAAGGGTGTCGGCAAAGCCTTTCAGCCCCCAAAGTTTAATTGCAAGGGCGTTGTTCGTGGTCATACCAGTGGTAGCCATGAATGTATCCTTTCAATATGTGTTCAGATAACGCACCATGCGTTGCCTGTTTGGTTTGTGGGAGCGCTAAGTCCTGATTACAGCCTGGACAGCATTAAGGCGAAGCGTGTTCTGATTACGGCCCGAACACGATGGGCGATGATGTAAGTGTTTAGTAAAAAAAGCCCCCTGTCAAGAGGGGGCTTCGGAGCGGATAGAGCAGGCGTATCGGCTACCCAACGCGCTTGAGAGCCTCGTTCCAAAAGCTCTCTGGCTGCTTGACCAGCTTTTCCATAGACATATTGAAAATCTGGTCGGATGTCACGCTACCAGAGTTATCGGCTGGGCTACCACCGATGATGCTTGCGGCTTTGCGCTGGTTTTCAGCAATCGCGTCCAGCTTCGGCTTGGCTGCAGGCGCGGCGGACGCAGCAGGCGCGCTACTCTTAGGCTGCCAGCCATCCTGCTTGGCGATTTCATACACCATTTCGGCTGGGTTTTTGCCAGCCGCGAGGATTTGCTTGAACAGCCCGACCTTCTCGGCTTGAATTTGCGCCTCAAGCTGTGCGTCCGTGGCCTGCGGGTTCAGCAAGCGCTTCATGCGCTTTTCCTTTTCAACCAAAAACTGCACCGCGTCATCGTAATCCGGCGTCTTGGCCTTGAACTGCCCTTCAAGCGCCTGCACACCAGCCACTTCACGCTGGAACGTGTTGACCTGCTCTTGCGACTGCTTGAACTTCTTGACCTCTTCCAGCTCCTTCTTCAGCTGGCGCAGCTCCCACCGGGCATGGTCTTCTGGGTATAGGTCGGCGTCCGGCTCTTGGTCTTCTAACGGTGGTGCAGCGGCGGGCGCAGGTGCCGCCTCGGCGCGGCCTTCCAGCTTAGCCAGCCGTTCGGCCATGGCTTGGCGTTGCTGGCGCTCCTGCTCAAGCTGTTCCTTTAGCTCCTTAGCCTCTTTGCGCTGGCGGGCAAAAGCGCGGGCACGCTTTTTTTCGTCATTGCTGGCAAAATCCTCATCGTCTGGCTGTTCGGCGGTAGCATCATCGGCAGGCTGTTGCGCTGGCTGCTCCGCTGCGGGCTGGGTGGTATCGGCAGGCTTGGCGTCAGCAGGTGGTTCGTCTGCGGGTGGCGTCTCGGCAAGCTGCTTTTCAAGCTCGGCAATTTGTGCGTCTAGGTGGTTTGGTTCCATGTGTTCTCCTTTTAGGCCAAGGGGGGCCGTTGGTTGTTGTTAGATAACTACGCGTACGTCCTGTGCTGGTGCGTTGCGTAGTGCATCAGTTTGGGCAGCGATGCTGCCAGTTTCTTCTAGCGTTCGGGCTGTGTCGGCCATGACCTTGTCGGCTTCCGCCACCACCTTGCCAATAGAAGCCTGTTTGACCTGTGCATCGGCCAAGTCCTTGGTAGCCCGTGCGCGAGTAGCTTCGGCAATCACCGCGTTCATAGCAGCCTCTTGCTGCTGTTGTGCTTGGGCAGCAGCTTGGGCCTGCTGCGCCGCTTCTGGCGAAGGCGTGAGGGCTTTGATAAGCTGGGCTTTGTCTTGCTGCGGGATCGGCAGGTATTTCGCCACCAGCGGGTAGATGTTGGTGCCAGCGGCCAGCAATTTGTCAGCCATGGTGGTCAAGATGCCCACAGTCTGCTCCTTCTGCGCTGGCGTGGTCGGAGCCTCGCCCACCACCACATCGTACTCGCTGTTCATCACGTCTTCGCTAACGCGGGTGTAGGCGGCGGCGCCGTCTTCGCCCATGATACGGATAAGCCGCCCTGCGCTGTTCTGCGCCAGCACACGCAGGTAGGTCAGCATCAGCTTGGCGTGTTCGGACTGGTACAGCGTGATGGCGTCAAAGAACACAGCCAGCGTGGATAGCACCTGGTTGATGCGCTGACTTTCAAGCAGCGCGCTCACCTGCTTGTTCTGCGCGGTGCCAAGGTACTCGCGGCTGATGCCGCTGACCTCGCTCATGGCGGCGTCTGCAATGGCGTGGATGTTCTCATAGCCAGTCGGCAGCGCGGCCTGCGCCTTTGGCTGGATTTTACCGCCAGACAACGCTCCATCGGCCACCATAACGGCAGCCTTGGTGCTGGCGTACTGGCTCTCAAAACGGCGCGGATCGGTGACAGCGCTCTCTTCATACATCACGCCGCCCTTGCTGTTGCTAGCTATGGTGAACAGCATCTCGGTGAGGGCTTTATTGGCGTATTCCTGCGGATTTTTAAGACCGCGCACCATGCCATACCACATGCGGCGCACGGGGTCGTAGCTGGCGGTCTTAAATTTAATGGTGAAGCCGTCTTGGTTGAGGCTCTTGAACTTATCCAACACAGTGTTGCCCGTGATAAGCGCGGTGTAGTAGCAGCGCTTCTGCTGGCGCACGGCCTTAAACGGCACTCCGAACTCCTGGCACAGCTTCACCATGTCTTGGTGCTGCTCTGGCGTCATGGCCAGCATGTCGGCGTTGGCGTCAAAGCGGAACAAGTCCTCTTGGGTGTCCTTGTCGCTTAGGTTGTAGCGCATCTCGCTCATGCTCATCATAACCTGCACGAACTGCTCACGCATCATTGGGTCTTGAATGGTCTTGGCTGGGTTCTCGGCGCGGAAATAAGGCACAAGCTCCCACCACTGGTAATAATGCACCAGATACAGCCCCGCGTTGCGGTCGTCATCCCACACAGTCGCGGTATATTCGCCGCCGTTGGGGTTGTATTCCAATCCGCTGCTGTTGTTCTCGCCGTAGGCTTCAAACTC